AATTAAAGATATTATCGATAAATTAGAACCTTTAGATGTTAGTCGAATTAATTTTTTAACGAGTAGACCGTGGTGGAAAAATATGCATAATGATTTGCAGTTAACTATGAATAAAATATTTCCTGGTACACATTTAGTTGCTAGTCCAAATGATTTACTGGATTTAATTAATGTTAATACCATTATTATACCCAACTCAAACTATAAAATACAATTAATGGAACAATCGAGATGTCATGATAATTCACTGAAGCTTTATAAAAATGATCCAACACTAAAATTATTTTCAGGATATGCATTATCAGGAGACGGATTGTGGCGTCATCACAGCTGGGTCATGACTCAAGCAGATGATGTTATTGAAACAACAGAAAAGAGATTAATATATATGGGATATGATCTTCATACAAAACCTAAATCTTAATATTTTTTTATTTTATTGTTTTATGTCTTTATATAGATACAATAAATATGCGTTCATTGTGTGGTTAAATATATATGTTATAATAGTATGTGTAATATAAAATGACCACATATACCAAAAGCAATGCGGAAAAAGTGTATATTTTTCCACTTGATAGTATACTTCAAAATAATAAAACCGTTATTGAAAAGTTCAGTGATTCAATAAAAATAAGAGGATATGCGTATGTGAAACTATCGCCGGAAATAGTGGGACAAGTTGATGAATGCGTTAAAAATATAGAAGATTTTTTTAAGAATGAAAAAGAATACAAGGAACTTTACACTAAGAAGCCCATCTTTGGTTACTTTGATGCAAAACATAAAGAATCGTTTCGTTTGCTGACTGGCAAGAGATTGTCTGAACACAAATTACCGATAAAGTTTGAACAAATTAATAAAATGAGTAATCTTTCTGATAAATTAATGCATCGTTTATGTAGAATGACAACTCCATATTTATTTCCTGATATTGATGAAAAATTAAAACAAATTGATATTCCTTTGTTTAGATTCAATAATTATTGGGGAATGTTTGATATAACAAAATATAAAAATGATGGTTCAAAAACAGGATTAAATTGTAATGCTCACTACGATCCAGGTTTATTATCTATTCATTATAGATCGACACAACCAGGATTACAATTAAAAAATGAACACGGTGAATGGATATCACCACCAAAAGATAACAATGTCGCTATAATTTGGGCTGGTGATGTTGCAACAAAAATAAATCCAGATATAAAACACGGTATGCATCGTGTCGCAAATAATGGAATAGGAACACCGAGGATTGCAATTTGGTACGAAATATGTAGCGCTGAACAAGAACATAAAGAATTAATAACAACAGAAACAAAAGAGTTAGCAAAAATCGAACATTATTCTGGTATACCTATTTCTAAATCTATGGCACCATCTACATCACCATCAACATCGCGATCTACGTCACCATTTATGTTACGATCAATGTCCAGATCTATGTCACCATCATTCGGATATACAATTGATTGGAATTAATTTATTATAATTTTTTTGTAATTTATTGTAGTTATTACGTAAACTTACAACAAACCTTATTATTTCGTTAAAACTTTATAATAAATGTAATTTATTGTAATTTATTATAGCCGTTTTCTTCTAATGTATCGTTTATTACTTGAACAACTTGTGCACTTTTACTTCTTATGTCGGATGAATAAAAAACAGTAATATGCTTACATTCTGGTAAATTAAACATAAGTGCATCTTTGTGATGAAAAGTCCATCCTATGCTATTTTCATCAGTTGCGAGTATCGATACATTTACTTTATTACTTTCTAATATATGTTGCATTTTTTGACATACTTCTAAATTTGGTTCCGCTGACAATTCTGTATGTAAGGGCCTTTGTTGACAATAGTTTTGTAATTTACAGGCAATATTATTTCTTATTTTTGTCAGTATATCGTACAATTCAGTACCGTCAGATATTTTCATACTTTTTTACCCCATGGTACAAATTTGATTTCTAAATCAGAACTTTTAGCACCACCAATAAGTGATAAGTATTTTTGTTTATATTTAAGATATTTAGTGAAATAATAACTATTCGACATCTATTTATAATAATAATAAAATATCAATAGATAAATAAAAATTTAGATTAACTATTCCAGAAGAATTCGAGATCTTCATCAGTACTCAAATGATATAATAGGCAATCATGTGGAATGTCATCATTGACAAGCATTGTACCAAGTTCGTTGATGTAAACTCCTCCAGGTGGCAGAGTTGATACGAGTTTCTTGATGTCAATGATTAGACCTGACTCATATTTTTGCCTACTTGGTTGATTCTGTTGATTCGGTTGATCAGAAACTTCCTTAATGCCGTGCGTCATTCTGTCACGTAGATCCTTGGAATTATCACAAACAATATGATACTTTCCATTAGTTTGCCCAATATTTGTAAGAGCATGAATCGGACGATCAAAACGACAAATGTTACCGCGCAAAATTGGTTTACCATTTGACCTTAGCCTTTGTGATGTAGTCTCCTCATTGTTCCAAATTGATGACGCAATTTCAGCACGAGTAAAATGCAAACCAATGAGTGGTAAGGTTGCATTTGATGAAAACATTTCTGGAGTGATTACTGTCACAACTCGTCTGTCAAATTCAATGCCACCGTAGAGACCTTGAATTGCATAATAATGGTTAATTCCTTCTTGATACATACCAATTCGTTTTGATGATCCCTGAGAATGAATACATTTCTCAAGAATGTCATTGATTTCGCTTGGTGCATTATCCATCACGAGCCTGTGTAGGAAAAGAAATCTAATCGGAACATTATTTTTAATTTCTTGTTCACAATATGTGCGAAAACCTGAAATAATTTCATCAATCGAAAACATGTGCTTATTTCCCAAACCAATTTGGCTTGGAGTTCTCATTACAACAACCATATCTTCAAGAATTCCAGCGAAAACACCAATGTTAACCCACTCTTTCGGAAGTTTCACATAACGAGCACAAAGACGTCCTCCCTTAGTTGCGAGAAGTACATAGAGATTTCTGACAGTTTGGACATTAAACAGAAGCGTTCCCTTGAATTTCTCCATCTCCAGTAAAGATGTATGAATTTTTTGGGACAAATTCGACTCATGCTCAATAGTCTTTTTGTTCAAATCAGTTCTCAAATTTGTTGATTGTTTGCGTTGTTCTTTCTTATCAGTAATGTTATCGGTGCTTTTAATTGCCTCCTCTTGTTGAAGAACATAGTCTTCGAAGTCCTTCTGAAAATTCAAGCAATCGGTGTAAGTAACCATTTTGATTTAAACTAGATGCAAAAAAGTTAATTATTTGAATAATCAAGTTAATTAATGGAAAAAATATATGAGTATATCATTATTATCAAATTTCAATTTTATTTCTGCAAAAATCTGAAGATTTTATAAAATTGAATTAGTTAGTATAACGAATATAGATTATACAATAAATACCAATTATATAAATATATCATTTAGTCAAAATTATGTATGTTTCTGAGCTTCTTATTATCTGCAGAAAATTGCTCAAACAATGCAAAGATAATCCAGAAAATGTTTTATTACAAAAAATTTCATACCAAATAAAGAGAGAAATCAATGTAATCCAATCAATGCCATCAAAAGCTCAATATCTAACATCGAATGTCGCATGGTTTGATGCAATGGTTAGATGCCTAATTAAAACAAACATAAATGATGATACGACCGAAATTGATAACCATGTTGACAATAAACATATTGATATTATTACACATAAGAATAAAACATGGATCAAAGTCACTGCGATGTCGATTAAGCGGCAGCTTGATTCTAATGCACGTGATGGTGATGAATATTCAGAAGAGAAATCAATCATTGATACGGGCCGTGAAATTATGGAAACTGTATCAAAATTACCATCTTATGTTAAACCTACACAGGTATATTTTTATTTTGGAAATGGTATAATTGAGGAATTAAAACAAAAGTTGGAATCAATTGGTATAATTATTGTAACAAATTCGAATGATATAAAATCTATTAATACAACACGAACAGATGCATATAATTTAGATGTGACTGCATTGATGGCTTTGGTATCTTATACAACTAATGATCCAGATCCGAATACAAAATTTAGTTCTAAAATACTACATGAACAATTACAACAAGAAAAAGAATATCCGTTATTTAAACAACTTAATTTAAATAATTTTTCAGATAAGAAATTATATGTGTGTCATACTGCTCTGGAAACATTTAAAGGTATTATCAAAATCGTAGGCGGACCGAACGAGATAAATAGAGCTGATCAACTTATTGATAAATTAATATGTTTACCAGATACTTTATCACCAAATATTGAAGAATTTAGACGTGATTATATTTTGGATGAAAAGAATGTCGCGATTTTTGGTACAGGTGATGCTAATAATTTATGTACAATTACAAGTAATATGAATTTTGTGAATAAATTGAAAAGAAGCAAATATTATCTCGATGTATTGCCGATTAATTGTTGCGCATTATCCGAACAAAAAATTATTGAACAAAAAATTATTCAGGAAATAGTACAATGTGATGAATCGTAATTTTATATTTTGGCATCCAGTGGAAAAATATTATTGTATACATGAATTATATTACAAATATGGCCGTTTATATTGTAAATAATTCGAATGATTGGAATATTATTCCAAATGCGAACGGTATTTATTTAGTTAACAATGATTTTAGTCTCCAAAGTAATACGCCGACTATAACGAGTACTTTTGTAATCGGAGTTACAAATGATACAACTACATCACCGGTACTTGCAGTTGACGATAGATATACATATTACATACCACCAAATGTAAATTTTCCTATTGGATATTTTGTAAAGGGAACTAATTCAGCATCGGTCAACGGTTACAAATGTAAGGAAAGAACAATAAAATTCACAAATCCTGTATTCAATTTGATAATATCATCAGTGATTGGTTTTTTTAAATTTATAACATGTAGTGATATATCCACAACATTATATGGTGGAATATTAGCAACGAATGTTGATTTTAATTCATTAATTACCAATGTCAAACTAGAGTGCAGTCATAATATTTCTATAAATTTAAATCTACCTACCGGGTGCTTTATTGGAATGAACAGCGGAATTATAAATTTATCATCAATGTATATTAAAAACGGTTCTATTAATGTAAACTCGACTATTAATAGCAATCCAGATCTTATTACTAATTGCAGCGGTGGATTCATAGGAGCATCGAATTTTGGTATTATGACAGATTGTGCATCGGTTATTACAAATTGTAAATTGGTATATATAGCATCTGGTGTTTTTGGCATTAGCGGTGGTTTTATAGGATTTAATCAAAACGTTTATACTCAAAATTGTAAATCGACATTATCAAATAACGAAGTGATAAATATAATATCACAAGGACAATCGGGTGGTTTCAACGGAATAACACAAAACGGAACTTTGACTACGAATTGTGAATCGTTTTTACAAAATAATGGAATAATAAATATAATTAGCACAACTAATTCTGGCGGCTTTATAGGTAACAACGCTATTTATCTTACAAATTCCACGTCCATAATTAAAAATAATAAAATAGTTAATATTAATTCAAATGCTTCAGGTGGTTTTATAGGAGCAAATCTTTTTTCTATTGTCGCAGATTGCAAATTAATCATAGAAAGTAATGATACAACTAATATTGTTTCTGAAGGTACACCTACCATAAATAGTAGTGCCGGAGGTTTTATAGGATCCAATCAAAATACAATTACAGATTGTGAATTATTAATAAAAAATAATAATAAAATTAATATAAATTCAAATGTAACCGGTTGTAAGTGTGGAGGATTCATGGGACTACACAACAGAGATGTCATCGCGAACAGTAAATTGACAATGACTAATAATAAACAAATTAGCATATTTACTGAAAATGGTTATAATGGTGGACTTGTGGGTTACATTAATAATGGACAAGGAACTGTTGCATCGGTCACAAATTCAGAGTCCGTTTACAGTTGCAATGAATTAATAAATTTGGGTCAAAATAATCAAAATGGATTTACAGCAGGTTTATGTCCAAACAATGCAGGAATTATTTATAATACACCCAGTAAATTCTCGACAAATAAAATTGTAACAATTAATGGTGGAAATACTGATCCGTATGTAATAAATAATAATAATATTCCTGTTTACAACGCATCATATACATTTAGGGATAATATGAAAGTAACAATAAATGGAACAATAATTAATGCAACAACAGACGAATGTGCTTATGCAGAAAAAAGACATAACGATTGTTGTGACAAAACATACATACGTTTTCTTTAACTATTCAAAAATAAAAATAAAAAAAATCAAATCAAATTAGAAATTAATTTTAGAATCCCTTGTCTTCGAAGGGAGTCTGCGCTTCTTTTCTTTCAAGTCTTTTTGCTTCATCAGCTTCTCGATGTTCTTCGGGGACGAACGATTCTTTCTCGATTTCGGTTTCGACACAGAAACATCATTGAAGAAGCCCCTGACGACGAATCCTCCGATCGCACAAAGGGACTCACACTCAACATCGAGAGCGCGAACCAAAATGTCATCATCATCAATGATTGCGATAACAAGGGCGTTTCTGGCCTCGATTTCCTGCCATTTCACAAAGTCTGCAAAAAACTTCTGAACGCCCTGAGATGACATCGATGGAATCAAGGTCACCAAACAAGAAATGATCCCATCGAAAGTTTCGTGATCTTTGATGAAGGACACCAATGATGTGAGATCATCGATCTTCTGACTGAAGTAGACGATTTTCTCCTTGATGGAACACATGTCACAAATGAAGTCGTCGTAGTCATCCTTCACACACTCACAAGTTGTGTAGTAACCAAGAGCATTCCTTTCGTCTGCACGAGACCAAATGTAGTCACCAATCTGGAAACCAAGCGACCTCACCAATTCAGCTGAGGTCGGCACCTTTGCCATCTCATGCTTGTCCTTCACAAAGGTTTGAACAAACTTCGATGACAAGATGGTTGAAATGCGGACAATCTCATCGTCCGAGAAATGCTTCGAACAATCTTCCAAAACCGGTCTGAATGATGAGACAGCATTGTAGTCCTCGGTGGCATGATACAATCTGTCCTCGGCCCAACTTTTCTCAAAGAACATGCAATCACTGTCGAATTCACAGATGCCCTTATCGCATCTGCCACACCTGGTGACACCGCGATAATAAGCACCGAAATCAGTTTCAGCATCAAGAACATTCTTGCAAACCTCGATCTCGTGCCCCAACTGTTCGACCAATGGAGATGCCATTATAAACTGATTGTTGTTTTGGAGGGTTTGGTAAAGTTAGAAGCTGGATGTGTCGATTTTTCAACAAAAGTACTATGGGTCCAAATGAATAGTACCCTACAGTAATACTATAACATCAATTTTTTGTATGGAACTTTGTGATATTTGTCTAATAAATAAAATAATATAAAATAAACTAAACCATTAGTTGTTCTGCAGAATAACTAAAGGGTGAATTTTTTGCATTTTCCATCTTCTTCTTTTTGGCTTTTTTTACAATTTTCATACCTACTTTTACTCCGACGCCTATGATGGTACTAGCAACTCCTACGACGCTGCAAATTGTTGCGATTGTTATAACCGGCGTTGTCGATGGTGCATTTGTTGGCGTTGTCGGTGTTCCAGTAGATTGTACGGATGGCGGAATTGATGATGTTTGTTGTATGGTGGGTATAACTGTGGGATAAGATATAGTCGATGTTATTGATGTTGTTTCGGGATAAGATACAGTTGATGTCGATGTAGGTACCGCTGTAGACGTCGCTGTGGACAATACCGAAGATGTTGTAGACGTTGATGTTGCCGTTGTCGGAACTGCTGTAGACGTTGATGTTGTCGTTGTTGGTACCACTGTAGACGTTGATGTTGCCGTTGTTGGTTGTACAGTGGACGTCGGATAAGATGTAGTTGATGTTGATGTAGGTATAGAATTAATTATATTAACATTTGCACCGATGCACGAACCTAATCCACTACAGTCAAATTTATAAGTTGCTGAGCTCAAAACAAAAATATTTAGGGTTAGACAAGAACTGATGCCACTACAAGTAATTGTACATAAACCGGTTCCACAATAAATATTCGAAGTGCCACAGTCTAAAAGTCCATTACAAATGAAAGTACAATCAACCCCAGCACTACAATTACCAGTCGTTTGCGAATAAGTACATGATTGTCCTGACTGACACGTTGGTCCTTGAGATGAAACTCTAGCAGTGAAACAAGTCATACATATTAGACAGATTAAAGAAAAGCAAAAAAGCCTAGGTAAATACATTGGATATAACTCGTATATCCTAAAATTTATTCTGTTAGTTAATGATTGGAAATATCAATTTTTCTATTAAAAATTGATAATATCATCAACTGGGTAAACTAATTAATAACGGACCATTTATAACAATTATTATTTTAATGTCAATAACAACCTTCGGAGGGTTAACCTTTTCTGAAATAACGCCATATTTGATTGAAGAACATTTTTCAATCAAATTAAAGAAAGAACACGACGAAGAACTTCCAATTGTATTTCCTAATTTAAATCAATCCAAGTGTAATTGTGATAAATGCATTCAACCAACGACAATTGATAATTTTAAAATTCTGAAAGTTATCGATCCAAAAGGCAAAGGTTTGGTTCATGAAGATACCAATTCAAAAAATGATTCAGAAACTGATTCAGGAACTAATTCGGAAAACAATTCAGAAACTGAATCAGATACTGACTTAGGACAGTGCGCAATTTGTAGAGAGTCACATAATTCTATTTGTATAAAATGTCAAACTGAATTAAATAAATCGGAAGAATCAGATAATTCAGACAATTCAGAAAAATCCAATCCAATTAATCATAATCAATGTTATATCGTAGAATCGCAATCATGTTCTCATAAATTTCACTATTGTTGTATATCTAAGTGGTTGAGTACGCGTTCCGTGTGTCCGATTTGTAATAACAGTTGGAAATTTGTCGGTATTGAGGATACTAAAATTATTGTTCACTATGACGATCAAATTGAAGAATTTGATGTTGAGACAAATGATCTAGTTAATAAAATAGGAACAAAATTTAATCTCAACATGGATAAAAACAAATTAACATTTAAAAAGGTATATATCGATGATTGTAATAATCTTAAGGTAGGAAAATACGCTCTGTGTACACCAGATATTCATGCAGGATTCAATGGTTTGAAAATATACTGCAAATTCGGAGAACAAGTAAATCCGTTTTTTGTTAAATATTCTACAACAATAACAGAATTACGAGAAGAAATTTCTAAAAGTTTTGACTTGTTCAAGGATCAAATAAGAATAATTTACAAAGATCAAGAAATCGGTAAGGACTTCGATAATTTAAATATTTTTAATGTCGATATAACCTCAGAAAGTATACTAATAATCGAATCAAGTATCACGACGGAATATATAATGGAAATAGATAAAGACTTTCTAATATTATATTCCGACTGCGGTCATTCCCAAGTTCCTAAATCTGGTCATGAAAATGATAAACTGCAACTAAAATATAATGGAATAATGGGATCGACCACTATTCAAAATTTAATTTCCGGAAAAATATCATGGTTACCATATCCTTTTGTTAAAGATGTGACTTCAAAACAAGAATTGAGTTGTCTGTTATCGTGCTTATACATTTTAATTAAAAAAGTCAACATGAACGAAGATATTTTAAAATCTGTCATTAACAAGTTTGAAAAATACATGACTCTTTACGGGATTCATCCAATTCAGATTCAATTTGGAACAGCAGCTTTAGAATCGTTGTTACGAATGTCAAACTTTGATGATAAAAAGAGAATGATTTTATCAAATACTTTTCACGAATTAATATACAAAATGCAAACAGAAAGTGGAATTAGTGATATTAAAAATGTATTTTTAGGTACTAACGTTTTATGCAATTTGTTACTATCCATAAATTCTGCAGAAAAAGTAAATTGGAAATTTGCAATGAAAGATTTACGAACAGACAAGACTTTCACAATATATTCACCATTAGTTTTAGTTAATGGAGTTCCACCTCTCCTCACATTAAATGAAAACATGAATATTGTCGTTTTTACAGGGAAAGGAAAAGATGTTTCGCTTCCCATCATACTTTATAATCCCTTGTCAGATAGTGAAACCGATGTCAATGCTGCCGAATTGGGTCAAAAAGTTTCTAATAAAGGTGAAACATTACTAGTTGATGATAGAATTTATGAAGAGGGTGTAATGGTATGTATTGATACGAGTAATTCGATGGGCAGTTGTTCCGATTTCCAAGAAGATAAAATCGCTAAAAAAAAAGATGAAGAAGAAGCACAAAAACAATTTTATAAAATACTCGATATTAAAAAACTACCCATACCGGAGGACATGGATTTAAGAAAACTACAAAATACAGTAATTTGGTTCATTACACATCCTAATTTCAAGGATTGGGTATCTTGTCCTAATTT